CCTCGTCCTCATGGACGAATGCTCGCCCACATCGAAGGGCGGCGTAAGCCTTCCCGAAGACATGATCGAAAAAATGAGCATGGCCGCTGAGACGGGCGTTCTCGTCGCCGTGTCGCCTGGGGCCTTCCTCCTCAACGAGGATATGTCGCCGTGGTCCGGCGAAAAGCCGAAGCCGGGCGATCGGTGTTACGTCGAAAAATACGCCGGAAAGCAGATCAAGGGGCGCGACGGCAAGACCTATCGCATCATGGATTACGGCAGCATCGGCGCGACGTATGAGAGCGACGCCGAGCCAGCCGCCAAGCCGCAGCGCGCGTTTCCGCCGCAGCCGGACTCGCTCGGCAGACCGTTCGGCGACCCGCAATGGGGATTGAGCGAGGGAGCTAAGTGATGGCCGAAGCCGACCTAGAAACCCACGAAATCGACGCTCCCGCCGACGAAGATCATGCCGGCGACCCCGCTATCGAGGCGCGCGCCCGCGAAATGGGATGGAAGCCGCTGGCGGAATACCGCGGCCCTCCCGGCAAGTGGCAACCAGCGGCGGATTTCATCGACCGCGGCGAGAACATTCTCCCGATCGTGCGCGATCAAAACCGGCGGCTCGCCGAGCGTGTCGGAAAGCTCGAAAGCGAAATCGGCGGCTTGCGCACGACGGCGCAAGAGCAGTTGCAGATCATCAAGGATCTGCGCGACATGGGTCGCAGCGCCGACCAACGCGGCTATGAGCGAGCAATGGCCGAACTCAAGTCGCGCCAGCGTCGCGCGGTCGAGGCTGGCGACACGACGGCATACGACCAGCTCGTCGAGCAGGCCGAAGCGCTCGCGAGCGCGCGACCTCCCGCACCGGAAGTCAAGAAAGCGCCGGACGCACCGCCGCCCCCCCAGCCGCCGCAACTTTCGCAGGCGGTGCGGGATTTCGTGGCGCAAAATCCGTGGTTCAATCGCGACGCATTCCTGACGCGGAAAATGATCGACCGTCATATCGACGTGATCCAAGAGGGAGCGATTGTCGACGAGGCCGAACAACTCGAAACGGCAAAGCAGGAATTGATGGCGGATTACCCCGATCGTTTCGGCGGCGCACCGCCTGCACCAAGACCTCGCGTTGTCCAGACCCCGCGTCGCGCCGCGGCCGTTGCCGCCCCGACTGTGCGGCAAGCGGCCCCTGTTCCTGGGGCGCCTCTTGTGAAGATCGACCAAATCCAGGATGTATCCGAGCGCCAGCAAGCGCGTGACGCTTTCAACAGAACCAAGCGGCAGTTGCCGGACTATACCGAAGCGGAATACATGGCGCTCTACGCCGATCCGCACGCCGACGTCCTGACAATGCAGAAGCCGAGGAAGTAAGACAATGGCCGATGAAATGTACCAGCCGGACCAAGCCAAGCGCGGCCCCGGGCGTCCGCCGAAGTCGACACTCCAAGGCGTCGAGGAATCGGCGATCAAGGTCGACGAAGGGCTGACGGCAGACGTCTCTCTATCCCCGAGCGCGCAATCGCCTGGGGAGGAAAACGTCGAACAGGCGATTGCGCGCATTCGGCAGATTCGCCAACCGTTCGGAGCGTACACACAGAAGCTTGCGCTTGCCGAAAGACCGGGGTATCATCGGCATTGGTTCAATGATGCGGCCGGCCGCGTCGATGAGGCCAAAGCGTCGGGATGGTCGCACGTTATCAATCCGAGGGACGGGAATCCCCTCAGTCGTGTGGTGGGTACGGGCCGAGACAATGGGGTCCTCAAAGCCTACGCGATGGAAATTCCCAACGTGTTCTGGCAAGAGGAAATGGACGCCAGACACGACGCCGCCAAGGCAAAGATTGACGCGATCAAGAAAAACCCATTTTCCGCGAAGCCGGGACAGGCCCAGCGATCGGACAGCGGGAAGTTCTACGATCCGGATGAGGCATCAGGAAAAGGCCCACTTCAAGTGGTAGGCCCCAAGGGCTGAGATAGGCATCCCAGGTAGTCTCAGGCAGGAATGAATGGCTGTGCGCCTTGCGCCGGCCAATGTCCCGTCCGCGCTTCCTGGAGGCTTCGCGCCATGGCGAATAACAACTTTGCATTCGGGCTACAGCCCATCAACGACAACGGCTCGCCTTGGTCTGGCCAGGGCCGTCTCGTCTATTTCCCGTCCAGCCAAACCGGCAACATCTTCCGCGGCGACCCTCTCGTGCCGCTCGGCGGCTCCGACGCTTGGGGCGTCCCGGCCGTGGGGATTGCATCGGCTGGCGCGACGAATACGATTCTGGGCGCGTTCATCGGTTCATCCAACGGCCCATCGGGGTCCGGCAAGACGCTCCTTCAAAGCGACCCGATCTATCGGGCCGGGAGTATCGCGAATTACGGGTTCGTCTGCGATGACCCGAATCAGCTTTACACGATCCAGGAGGACTCGGTCGGCGGCGCTATCGCGGCGGCCACGGGCGGATTCGCCAACGGCAACCTCGTCGCCGGGTCTGGCAGCACCGTAACCGGGTTTTCGGGATGGCTTCTGCAAAGCTCGGGCGTTTCGTCGTCGGCCAACCCGACGTATCAGCTTCGCCTTCTCGAACTCACCCGCGGCCCTGACAACGTCATCGGCAACTATGCGCGTTGGACCGTTCGCATCAACCTTCCCGCCCTTTGGGGCGCATCCGGCTATTGATCGCCGAGTAGCGAGTAAAGGAGACCTGATATGGCTACTGTCGGCGGCGTCATTACAACTGGCGCACATCCGAAATCCCTCTGGCCCGGTATCAAGACTTGGTGGGGCCGGCAATATGCCGAGCACCAGCAGGAATACCCGGAATTGTTCGACGTCGAGACGTCGGACAAGGCGTATGAGGAAGACGTCGAAATCTCCGGTTTCGGCGTGCTTCGCGAAAAGGACCAAGGGCAGGCGCTGAATTACGACAGCGAAGTCCAGGGTTCGATCACTCGATACACCCATGTCGCCTACGCCGGCGGCTACATCGTGACGTTCGAAGAACTGCGCGACAACCTCTACGAGGTCGTCTCGAAGCGTCGCGCGGCTATGCTGGCGTTCGCCGGGCGTCAGACCGAGGAAATCATCGCGGCCAACGTCTTCAATCAGGCGTTCAACGCGAGCTATCCGATCGGCGATGGCGCTGCGATGATCTCGGCGAGCCATCCCTCCTTGGTCGGCAATCAGTCCAACTTGCTCGCCAACTCGGCGGACTTGTCGGAAGTCGCGATCGAGGATCTGGCGATTCAGATCATGCAGGCGGTCGACTACCGCGGCAACAAGATCGCCCTCATTCCGCAGTCGCTCGCGATCTCGCCCGCGCAGTGGTTCGACGCGAACCGGATCATTCATTCGGTGCTCCAGAACGACACGTCGAACAACGCCATCAACGTCATCAAGGCGACGGGGATGTTTCCGAAGGGGATCGTGGTCAACCACTACTTCCTGTCGGCGACCGCGTGGTTTATCCGCACGAACGCGCTCTACGGTTTGCGTTTCATGTGGCGCGACAAGCCGATGTTCGACACGGATAACGAATTCGATACGAAAAACGCAAAAGCCGCGCAGTATATGCGCCTCTCTTGCGGATGCACCGACCATCGCCAGATTTACGGAACCCCCGGCGTCTGAGGCGTCGCAGCAAACTCAAGGGAACTATTGTCATGGCCGAAAAGAAAGCCCCCACGAAGGCCGGAAGCGAGCATCACGTCCACGTCCACGTCCATCATCATCATGCGGGAGGACGGGAGGCCAAGGGCGGCAAGGAGGCGGCCGAAAAGAAGGTCGAGCACAAGCGCGAGCCTCGTAAGGCCGCCGAGAAGAAGTGAAGTCAGCCGATCAAGGGTCCGCCTGCGCATTCCGCGCTTTGGCGTAGCGAGAAGGATTTCCGTCATGGGTGGCATTTCGACGATTTGGGCTCCGTTGCATCGCGCACTTGCTCGCTACAGCAACCCGAGCGCGCTGGGGTTCCCGCTCAATGCGGCCCCCAGCCTCGACTTCCTGGGCAACGGAATTCAGGATCATCGCCTTCCCTACAATGCGAGGGGCTCTTCGGCGGTCCAGCCCGGCATTGTCGGATGGTATGGGGCGTGCGATCCGATCGTCGCCAATTACGTTCCGAGCCAGATCGCGACGGCCAACATCGCGGCGCTCGCCAATGTCGTCAACGGCACGCCGATGACGTTGGTCAACTCTACGGCGGCAGGCATCACGGTTCTGAGCGCGGCGGCCCCCGCTTTTTTCATGCCGACCGGGCTTTCGCTGAGTGCGGGTGTCGTGATCGACGGACTCCCGTCGTTGTGGGTTTTCGGGCAGAACGGGAGCTTCCAGACGGGGTTCTACAGCCGGTCGACATGCGTGGGCCGTGGCGTGTCGATTTCCGGCGTTTCCGGCGGCGCTGGCGGCAATTTTCTCGTCTCGGGTTATGACATCTACGGCTACCCGATGACGCAACTCGTCACCGTGGCGGCGGGCGCAAACACGGTCAACACGACCAAGGCGTTCAAGGCT